GGGTGCTGAATGTGTCATCGCCGCCTGGGCCGATCTGTGGCCCACCAAGGTGCTTTACTTGACCGCCACGGACAAGGCTTTAAAGAAATGGACCAAGCGGCTTGAGGCTTTAATCACATCCTGCGGACTCCGTAAAAAAATAACCGCCGACATATTAGACAAGAAATCCCGCACCACTGGCGACAAGCAATTATCTAAAACCTTTCAGGGTGGCGGTGCGCTTGAGATGGGTTCCCTGCAATCGCCGTCCGACCTTGCCTCTGATTCCGTACAGGTTGCCATAGCTGACGAGATCGACCGCGCACCCGAACAGCTTAAATCAGGCGAGGGTAATTTTCTCCAGGTTCTGCGTGGACGCCTTGAGAATTTTCTATGGAAAGCAAAGCTCATGGCGTTCAGCACGCCCACCACCTGGGATGCATCGCTGATATTCAAGCAGTTCAAGCTTGGGGACCAGCGGGAATACTTTGTCCCTTGCCCTCATTGCGGCCATATGTTTTTTATGAAGTTCAAGATGCTCCAGCCTGAATTTGATAACAAAGGGTTTCTGGATTATGTATGGTTGAAGTGCCCAAGCGACGAATGTGGCGGCAAGATATTAAACTCGGACAAGACATATATGCTGTCCCCGGAGTCGGGGGCTCGGTGGCGACCCACGGCCATCCCTTCATCAAAATATATACGGTCCTACCATATAACAAGAATGATGGTGCCGGTGGGCATGGCAACCTGGACAAGAATCTATCAGGAATATTTAAACGCGAAGAAGACACCGGACGGGATGCGTGCGTTTGTGAACTTACAGTTGGGGCTGCCATACAAAGAGATAGGCGTCCGGCCAAAACTTGAAAACGTGATGGAACTCAAGGGCGCATACCACAGCCGCGAGATCCCCGAAGGCGTTTTGTTCCTGACATGCGCTCTTGATGTCCAGCAGGGTAGCAAAAAAGATCCAAACAAGCCGCCCAGGCTTGAAATGGAAATACTAGGACATGGCCAGGAGTTCCGGACCTGGAGCATCGAATATAAAGTATTCACCGGGCGCATATGGAGGACGGATAAAAACACTGGCGAGATGACGGAAATAAAAGGCGGGGCCGCAGAGGCCGAGAAAACGGATAAATCGAAATACGATATTGAATATGATCTTGGTATTGAAAATCCGTACAAGGGTGCATACTCAGAGTTCCATGATTGGGCACTTGAGAAATTCACGTACACCCGTTCCGATGGCCTCAAGTTTGTGCCGCGTATAGTGTTCTGTGATTCCGGCGATCCAATAACCATGCAAGCCGTGTATGCGTTTTGCCGCCGACCGGAATGGAAAAACACCTTCCCCATTAAAGGGCGTGGAGCAATCAAGCGCAAGGCCAAGGGTGAGACCGGGGACGAGGCCGACGATAACTCCATGATCAAATACCGGCCACACCGGGACGCCATCACGCGCGAGATCGAGTTCTACAATATATCGACCTGGCATTACAAAGCGCACCTGTTTAACAACCTCACGGTCAAGCGCGTCCCGTTCGATCCCCAGAACCCGCACTTCTGTGACTTCCCGCAGGATTACTCGGAAGCGTATTTTAAACAGCTTACAGCCAACGAGAAGCGCACAGACGGGTCTTTCCATGATATACCGGGTCAGGCGTGCGAGGCGCTTGACATACGCGTGTACGGCCTTTGTGCCGCCGACGTGTGGCTGGCATCCCGTATGATCTATTACCGTAAGCACATGATGGCAGGGCAGGCCCGCAGGCCGGTCCATAAGAGGCGGTCGCAGTTTGAGGTCGAGCAGATGATTGACTTCAAATATACGTTGCGGATGCTGGAGCGCGAGACGGCGCGCCTGGAAGTGAAATAAAAAAGGGCGGCCCCGATATAGAGCCGCCCTAGTATGTTTTAAGGTTTATGTTATTTTTGTTTCAGGGGGTTTAACTCCTTCCCCGCATGGTGCCCTCCTTGTTACGTGTTTACATCACGACCTGATTTTATCACCTCCTTGCCTGGATGTCAATGGTTTATGAGTTATTTCCAAGATTGAAGTATCAGCCTTTGGGCATCAGCATCAGATACGCCCATTGCCCTATTCTTTGCCCTTGCCAGCTTTTCCGCTTCCTTAAGGTCTTTGCCCCAGGTCCAGTCCGTGGGGTAATAGCCTGTTTCCCCTTCTTTCACAATAATGGGAATGTACTCCCCATTATCCGCCTTGAGTGTTGGTAATATCGCGTATGCTGTTTTCATGTCCTTGCCCTCCGTTTCTCCCCGCGTGTCGGATGCGCGGCCCCCGTTGTGTTTATGCTGTTGCGTCCAGGCGCTGTGCTGATTCAATCGCCTGCTTTAGGTTATCACGGAAGCTGCCCGCGCTGTAATCGCTCATGGAATCATCAAGATCATTATGCTTGCGCACGCGGATGCAAACTATGTCTGCGTCATCATGCCAGCGCCCGTTAGAAAGGAACTCAACCAACCATGAACCGAAACGGGCGGTTGCCATCCAGGGCGTACCGTCTGTGCGTTCGTGAATTTGAATGTTACCGGCTGCCTTCTTGAGTTTCTTGATTGCGTTTGAAAGTTTCATATTGCTTATCCCCTATCGCTTAAAACTTCATACATATATGCGGAAGCGTTTTGCCCGTTGTTTCCGGCTTCCGTGCCATCATCAAAAGTAAAACTGTAACCATCAATGAAAAAATCTGACCGCTCATCAATAGCTTCAATTGCGGTCTTGACGCTATATTCGTTCCCGGTAAATACCGCTTCCATGATGTTGCCGTTTACCTGATAAGTGATAGTTGCTTTCATGTCCGTGCCCTCCGTGTTTTTATTTATGCTCTTGCTTTCCATGTCTTAAGAATACCACAAGCGTATACCGTATGTCAAGCCCCTATGTAAAATAATAACCTATATAAATCAATAGGTTGCAACTTATATTAAAAAAACTTTTGACAAACACCCAGTTTTTTCTTTATTATTACACATGAGCGCGCTAACCGCTGCGAAGCGGACAGAGATAGAGGCCGAGCTAATCGCCCTGGAAACAGAGCTTACCGCGTTGTCCGCTGCATACACATCTGTATTGGCCTCCGGCATGAAATCCTACAGGTTTGATTCCGGCGAGGGATCTCAGGCCGCGACCTACATGAGCATCAAAGATATTAAGGAAGCCATCGACCTCACACGATCGCAGATCGCAAGCAAGAAGCGTGTCCTGACCGGCGGCAATATGCGGCGCATGACACTTAACCGTAAACCCCACGACCACGGTTCTTTTGATGTCAGATAACGGCACGTCCTCTGATAGTTCCATATCACTTCTAAAGAGGGTGTCTAATTATTTTAACGGTAACGGTGACACTCCTAAAATAGATGACCTGGACATCAGGGGCATACCAAAAGAAAACCTGTCAAGGCCATCAGCGGAACAGCCCATAAATTATCATGTCGGCGACACGACCCCCGGTCGCAGCGATTCGCGTTCGGGTGGTTCGGGCTGGCCATGGGGCGTTGCAAACCGTGGTCGTCCCCGCACCCTGCGACACTACCGCATGTTATTGAACGGACGCGACGCCTACCATGATTCCGTCCAGGCGCGCGCGATCGTTTCCCGCAAGGCCGATAACGTAGCGGGAATTGGTTTAAGGGTCGAGCCCCTGCCCGTCGCATCCGTACTTGGCATCAGCGATATAACCGCAGATACATGGTCCCGCGATGTCGCCCACAGGTTTGATTTGTGCATGAGGGATAAAAAACAGAACCGCAGCGAAACAATGACCGGGTACCAGTCACAACATTTTTACATCATAGGCAAGGAACGTGACAATGATGTATTTATCCGGCTTTATTATTCAGGCGATCGCGGCTTACAGAACCCGCTCCAATTTGAATTCATAGATCCCACGCAGATAAAAGGAAGTGCCCTGACGAACACGGCAGCGCCTTATCGTAAATTCAAGGACGGCATTGAGCGCGATGACAGGGGCCGCGAGAAGGCATACGAGATATGGGTGCCGGACGCGGACGGCCATTTAAAGAGTGTAAAGGTTCAGGCCACGGGTCCGAAGTCCAAGCGCAAGTTTATGCTCCACGGATTCACGCCGGAGTACGCGGGCCAGGGACGCGGGTATTCGCCCCTTGGGTTTGCCATTCAGAAATTCGAGAACATAACCGACCTTGAGTCATCTCATATAAAGAAGGCCATAAATCAAAGCTCGATCATGATGACCGTTGAAAATGAAACGAATGATCCCGGCGACCCCACATTAGGCGTCGATGGCGGTCAATACGCAGGTCCATCAGAGACCGTTTCACAATTTGGCGAAAACGCCGTACCCGACTCAACTGCCCTTGGTGTAGATCCACGAGCGATGAGAATGCAGGGGGCGGAAATAAAAGAGCCGGGCAGCACGGTAATGATCGCTCCAGGTCGCGGTGACAAGTTTAAAGAGATAGGGCTTAAAGCACCCGCTGATTCGTTCCATGAGTTCCTTGACGCGTTCACGGCCCACCTATCAGCCGCCACCGGGATGCCAATAGAAGTGCTGTTGATGCGGTTCAATCAAAACTATTCAGCGTCGCGCGCGACACTCATCCTATTTTGGCGCAAGGTAGTTATCGACCGGGAGGAAATGGCGGCGGGTTACTTTACACCTTATTACGAGATGTGGTTGTCCGAGGAAATAGC